AGCCAGCCGACGAGGTCAGCTCGCGGGCGCAGTCTTCGCAGACGTCCATCTCGCCCGACGCCGAGCAGGTGTACGAGTGCCCGTTCGGCATCCGGACCACCTGGCCCCAGACGCCCTGCCACTTCGTTTGGACTGCGATCTTCTTCTTCTCTGCCATGACTTCGTCCCCTTTTCTGGAAGTCCAGAAATGCGAAGGGGCGGGAGGACGCGTGGCCCGCCCGCCCCTTCATCCATCAGCCGATGGGCTTAGGTCGCCGCACCCTGAGCGCGCCCGACGTTCGTGAACATCAGGATCTTGCCCGGGGTGTAGAGCACCGGCGTTCCGTAGATGAGCTGCATCCACCGGATCGAGGTGTCGACCGTCGCGAGCGGGATCTTCACCATCGGAGCGAGCTGCTTGAACGACACCGCTTCCAGGTTCATCTGGAAGAGCAGCGCGATCGTGGTGCCCGGGATGGTGCCGTTGTTGTCGATGAACGTCACCGCACCACCCGAGTTGGCCACGCGTCCGATCAGCTTGCCCGTGCCCGCGGCCTGGCCGACGAGCGTCCGGTAGATCTCGAAATACGAGCAGGTCGGGCCGCTGCCGGCCGCCTGAACGCTCATCGTGATCCGCGGAGAGCCCGAGCTGTTGGTCACAGCCGCCGAGTCCTGCACCGCCGCCGACTTGCCGTTGCGTCCGACCGCGACCACCGCGTAGCGGTACTGACCGAAGTCAGCCGCCACGAACTGCCCGGATCCGGCGCCAGCCGAAGGCTGGGCCGAGAACGAGGGCGCGTTCGGCGGGTTCTGGCCGATCGACGCCGACGGCTGGAAGCCACCGTCGTCGATGAAGACGTCCGGCTCGAACTGGACGGGACCGGCTGGAGAGATCCAGCCGTTGATGTCCAGACCGATCATGCCGTCCGCGCGCTTCGCGAGCAGGTCGTATCGGGCCTGCGGGAAGAAGCTCTTCACGAGGTCCGAGTGCGCTCGGGGGTTCATGAAGAGGTGCGTCGGCGTGCCGAAGTTCGGCGCGTCGTGGATGCGCAGAGAGCCGTCGATCAGGTTGTCCTGGGTCAGCGGCTTGCCGCGGAGGTCCACGATGTTCGTGCTCGGCGACGAGCTGTTGATCTGCGCGACGAATCCGTCGAACTGGATCGGGTCCAGAGTCGAATCGCCGTAGATCAGCGAGCGCTCGAGAGCCTTGAGCAGGTACATCGTACCGTTCACGGTCTCCTGAGCGATCACATTGCCGTGCGCCGGCTTCACGAGGGACATCACGTGCGAGACCTTGCGGGTCGTGCCCAGGTACTTGATCTGGGCGTACTTGCGCTGGTACTTCGCATCCGTCTCGTTGGGCAGTCCGCCTTCCTCGATGAAGGCCTCCACGCCCTGGCCGTACTCCTGGATCTGGTTGTATTCCTCGACCGTGTTGTACGCGGCCAGCTTCGGGAGTGCCTTCCAGAGCCGGATGTGCTCCATCCGGTAGGTGGTGTTCCGGAGCGTGCGCTCGAGCGACTCGATGCGCAGCGCGAACCCGTCGCCGGAAACGACGGAGCCCGGAGCGTTGATTGCCTGGCCAGCGGTCAGCGCCTTCAGGAGGTGCGAGAGGTCTTCCTCACTCGCGGCCCCGAAGCCGTTGACGCCTTCTTGATCGCGCCAGGTGATGATGTTCTGGTTCATGTCTTCATCCCCTTCTGGATCTTTCCTGCTGCGTCTTACGCTTCAGGGCGTCCTAGGCGGCCCGCGATGCGCGGTACGCCTGCATTTCCTCGACGAGCGCGCGGGTCATCTTCCCGGTCTGCTCGTACTTCGCGATGCTCTTGTTCAGGTCTTCGCCGCACCGAGCGGCGCCCTGCATCCCCTTCTTCATCGAGTCGACGTGCATCGACTCCAGAAGATCGAGGATCTCGGCCTTGCTCAGCCGATCACCGTCGCCGCCGCCTTCCTGGCCGACGAAGCTCTTGGCCAGAACGGCCTGCTTGCCGACCGCGGCTTGCGTCTGGGTGCGAGCCGCGCGCGGCGACTCCGTGGTCTGCGAGCTCCACGTGTCGAGCTTGTCGCCGAGCGACTTCACGAGGGTTCCGACCTGCACGATCGCCTTCGCGAGCGTGATCTCGAACTCCGAGCGTCGCGCGTCCGACTTCTCGATGACGTCGCTGAGCGCCTCGAGCGCCCCGAGCGCGCCCGAGTGGAACGCGTTGAGGTACTCGCTGACGTCGACCGCCTGCTGGACGGCCGAGCTCTGCGACGGCTGGAGGCCAGCCGTCACGCTCTTCGCGAGGCTGTCCGCCTGCCCCTGTCCGCCGCCGAGCAGGGACAGGAGACGAGCGTTCTCTTCCGAAGTCAGCTCGCCGCTGGTCGCCTTCTGGAGGAGCTCCTGCTTCTCATCCTTCTCGCTCTTCGCGAGCGCGGAGAGCTTGCCGAGCGCCTTCTCCAGAGCGTCCTGGCCGACGGTCGCCTGGTCCTTGTTGGTTTCGTTCGCCATGACTTCACTCCTTCTGGGTCTAGAGGGCGCCCTGCGCCTCCAGTTTGATCGTGGCGTCGACCAGACGCTCGATCTGATCCGGGCGGAAACCGGGGAGCACCGTCTTGACCCAGGCAGCCGCCTCGGCCTTCGTGAGCTTCGTCTTCCGCTTGGGCTTGTTGAACTCGTTGAGAGTTGCCCCGCTGAACTTGATGTCGCGCTCGAGATCCTGCGGGATGAGGATCTGCCCGGCGCCTTCGCCCTGCATTGGGCCGGCGTCCGCGCCGTGCGCGAGCGGATTGGCGGGGGTGCCTGCGGTCAGCGCCTTCTCGAGCGCGGTGATTCGGTCGAGATCATCCGGCATCTGGGCCACGACCGAGAGGCTCTTCGCGAGGGTCTCGAGCTTCGTCTCGGTGTTGACCGGGCAGTTCGTGATCGCGGTGTTGGTGACCACGGCCTCCGCCACAATCTTGCGGGCCGGACCCATGCGCTTGAGGACGGAGCCTTCGATCGAAAAGCCGAGCGCGCGCGGGGAGCCGCTCTTCTGGATCGCCTTGGTGAGCGACCAGATCTTGTCGGCGCGGGTGCTCCCGTCGCCTTCCATCATGTAGCCTTCGCACCAGGTGCAGTTCGCCTTCGCGATCTGCCCGTTCGGAAGCTTCATGCCCTTCTGGAACTGCTTGATCGACTCCGGCCAGCCGATGACGGCGTCCGTGTCCTTGCTGTGGTTGTCGTTGAACCATCCGTACGTGAGGAAGGGCTCGAAATTGAGTCCCTTCTGGATCACGATCTCGGCTTGACGATCGCGGGTCTCGGTGCTGATCACCCCGGCGATTCGACGCGTGTGTCCAGCGGCCTTCGAGAGATCCTCGAAGAACACTGCCTCACCATCGATCTGAAATCGGAAGTCGCGCATCGGTTCCTCAGCTCGGGCAGCGTGTCGGGAGCACCGTGCTCCTTCGCGCCTGCCCCAAGCCGGACCTGATGTCCGCGATCGAGCACGAGCGCCCCGCGTATCTGGAGCCGACTCTACTGGTTCCAGAAACTACGAGGAGAACCGAAAACTACTGGGTGTGTTATTTGCGGCGGGCTGGGATGACGAGGCGCTCGGCGGGAACGACCGGAGCACCCTTCTTCAGCTCGAGCGGAAGGGTGACCGGGTCGCCACACCAGAAGCACTGCGCGTGCAGCCCGCTGTCGTCTACGGTGACCTTCCCCTTGATGCGGAGATCGAGACCTCCAGAGGCGCTCTTTTGGATCAAGGAACCCTTGCAACGGCACTTCACGGTGTCACCTCAAGCAATCCTGAACGAGCCCATCGAAAGGTGTGTCCACGAACGCGAGCACGTCCGCGCCTGGGTCGAGCGGCACGAAGCTGATCATGCCTTTGTCGGTGTAGATCGTCAGGCCGTGGTCTTCGTTCCAGTCGTAGTTGTCCTTCAGCTCGAAGCTCGTGCTCTTGCCCGTGCACATCCAGACGACCACCTCACCCGGCACCGTTGAGAGCATCGCCACCGGAGAGAGCTTTAGCTCCGGTGGCATCTTGCGGGCGTCGATCACCTCGTACAGTCCCGGGAACATCGGCTACTCCTTGAGCAACGGCATCTTCGCCAAGCTGCTGGAAATGTTGTAGGTGACGTCTCCGACGACGACGAACTCCGTCAGAGGGCATCCGTTGATCTCGTTGAAGCCCATCTTCTGGAGATAGTCGATGAGCTGGTGCTTCGACTCGTCGGACGCGACGATCGCCCCGACGATGTCGCTAGGGGACACGTTGTCGATCATGATCTCGTTGTCGCCCTCGGAGATGCTCATCGCTCCAGAGCGGGTTCGCTGATCTCCGTTAGGGGTCTGCTTGCCGTACGTGTCGCCGTTCGCGCCGTACCAGTTCGTCTTCTTCAAGACCTTCGGATGAAGCACGAACTTCGGCTTCGACTTCGCGCCGACGTTCGGCTTGCAGGTGTCGTTGTGATTGTTGATCAGCGTGTAGAACCGTCCGAAGCCTCCGCCCTGCATCATGTCCGAGTCAGCGCTGGCGAGGTTGGAGCCCGCGTCGATGTTGCGCGTGTTGCCGCTCCACATCGATCCTCCCTGGCTCACGTACGAGCCCTGTTGGAACACGCGCGCAATTCCCTCGAGCGAGATCCCGGTGACCACGCCCTTCACGTTCGGGCCGAGCTCCTCATCGAGATCATCCAGCTCGACTTGATGCGTTCCTTCGACGCCCACGACCACGCGCGCGCTGTCGACGTACTTCTTCGCGATCTTCCCCTTGAGCTGAGCGTCCAGAATGCTCTCGCGCTCAGCCTTGGGCTTGTCCATGAGCCCGAGCTCCGCGACTTTCTTGAAGCCCATGGCTCCATAGTGCGATCGGAGAATCTGGATCTTCTTCAAGATCCGCTCGTCGTCATCGGATGGCTGGGCCATCGCTTCGTCGACCGGGACCTTGAGCTTGCCCATGGCTTCCGCCACGGCGCCCTCGATGCTGTGCCCCATCGGAACGTCGACCACGAACGTCCGGCGATAGGTCTCGATCACCTGCTCGTTCTTGTAGCCGTACGACGATGCGACCGCGCGCCTGAACACGTAGACGCTTGAGCCATCGGTCAGCTCTGCACCAGAGGTCTTCGCTTCGCCGTGGCTCCAGCAATTGTTGGAATCACCGCTCGGAGTCTTGTCGGACAACACCGAGACGCCGGTCTTCGGATCGAAGTCGTGCTCTTTCCAGAGTCCACCGAACAGCTTGTCGGGCTTACTCGAGGCCGCACCCCAAAACTTGAAGCTCTTCTTCTCGTCGAGCGCTGGGGGATCCTTCGTGAGCTCCCCGACGACGCGATGGACCATCGTCCCATCGGGCATCTGGACCCTGAAGATCTTGAGCTGCCCGTCCATGAGGATGCCGCCCGCGCCGAAACGCACCGTGTGCCCGCAACGCGGAGGGATAATGCTCTCCATCGCGCCCAGGTCATCCCGGTTGATCGGAGCCGGCTGCCCCTCGTTTCCAGACCCGGACGCGACCCCGACGCTCTTGAGCTTGGGCGAAGTTGGCTGCTTCGGGATCTTCGTCTTGACCGTGATCTCTTCACCGGCCTTGGCCTTGAGCTGGTCGTTGCTGACGAAGAAGAGCGTGTTTCCAGAACCCTGAAGGATCGGCGTCTGGAGGTTGAACTTCTTGATCGTCGCCTCGGCCATGGCCTTCGTGGCGAGCGTGTTGCCCAGGTACTTGACCGTCTTTTGGTACTTGCTCGAGTCCGGTCCCTTGTAGTCGACGATCTTGTGGAAGCCTTGCTCCTGCTTCAGCTTCACCTCGAGCGGGATGGGCGAGGCCTCCTGCTCGAACTTGGTCCCGTACGGATACTCGGCCCCGTCGGGCCCCTTGACCGTGGTGGCCTCCGGTGTGGCGTCCTTGATCGTGGACCAAGGAACCGCGTAGAGGATGCCGTGCGGGCTGGGGACGGGCACGCCGACTTCCTTGAGGGCGTACTCCACCGATGCGTTGCCGCCTAGCAAGAGGTTCCCGCTCGTGGTCTGTCGCGCGATCAGCTCTTCACCCTCGAACCCGTGCTTCTTCAACCACCAGGAAAGGTGCTTGGTCTGCTCGGGGGAGATGGGCTTGTTGTCCTTAGCCCAGGCCTTCTTCGCTTCCTTCTCCGGGTCCGGCGGGGGCGGCGTCCACTTCGGAGCGGTGGCCTTCGGTGCTTTCGCCTTCGGGACAGGGACGGTTATCGCCCCGGGGGCGCTGATGATCGCTCCCTTCTGGTTCGCGATCTTCTGGGTCATCGCGAAGGTCGAGTGTCCGTACGGGCTGCCGGCGCCGTGCTTCACCTTCTCGCCGAACTCATCGATCTGGAACCACTGGTCGTAGCCGTTCGGCGCCTTCGCGGTCTTCTGGAACTTGACACCGTTGCCGAGGGTGAGGATCGCGCCCTCAGGTAGGGCGTCGAGAGCCGGACCAGCCTTTCCCGTCTTCGCCCACGTAGCGAAGATCTTCTTCGGGTGGTGCGTGAGCTCCTGAGCCAGCTTCTGCGCCGCGTACGGGTCCCCTTGGACATCCGGCATCGTCTCGAAATTGTCGGCCCCCGGAGTGACCTCACTCGGTGGGACCGCGTTGGCCGGCATCGTGACCGGAACCTTCGTCGCCATGATGTCGGCGCTCTTCACGGACATCAGAGCGCCGATGGGGTTCGTCTTCGGGTGGTTCGCGTACGCGGGCGTGATCCCGTACTTCGTCGCGAAGTCCTTGAGCACCTGGGTGAGCTGCTCGGGCGTGTATCCCGGGACGGTGTCGAGGATGATGTTGTAGAGCGCTGGATTCTGTGCGGAAGGCTTCAGCTTCAGCTTGCCACCGTACTGCGCGACCTCCGGGATGTTCGCCCAAGCCTCCTGGAGGGGGAGCTCGAGCTTCACCGGTTGCATCGCGGCCGGTCCTTCGAGGTCCAGAGGGTTCCCGACGATCTGCGCGGTGCCGATCACCCCTGCCGGGTACATGGACGGCTGGACATCAGAGGCGGTGTCCGCCGTGACGCCCGCTGGGAAGACGTTGTCCAGAGCGTGGTGGAAGACGTCGGTGATCTCGAGACCACCCGCCTCGAAGTGCTTGACCAACACCTCCTTGAGCCGCTCGGCCGCCTTCTCGGCAGGGACCGGATCTTCCAGCACCGTGACCTTGCCGCTGGTGTCGACGACCGCGAAGTTGACCATGGCCATGGTCTGGCCTTCGGTCCCGTATCCAGACACGACGGTCGCGAAGAAGACCTTCTTGCCGCCGTACTCGCCTTCGATCCACACGCCCGCGGGCGGGACCCAGGCCGCCTGTCCCGGAGGCTTCTCGCCGATGAAGTGGAGCCCGTCATCGGTCTTGGTCGAGGCCCACTTGCTCATGAGCTTCTCGACGTTCTCGATCTTCTGGAAGAAGGTGAGCTTGTCGCCCGCGACCTTCTTGCCCATCACGTAGGGATCGGTGATGGCCGTGAGGATGGACTTCGCCATCATCGGCTTGGTGGCCGGCTGAGGCGAGGTCTTGGGGGCGGAAGCCTCGGCCGTCAGCTCCGTTTGCTTGATCGCGACCTCGCCGTCCATCGCCTGCTGCGCGAGCTCCTGCACCGCGGAGAACGTGAGGTACTTGACCTCGCCTTTCCCGGTGACCTTCCAGGGTGCCTTGCCTTCTTCCTTCACGAGGAAGGCGTCGTACGCACCGTCCGGGCCGGTCCACGAGGCCCACGTCCCCATGGGCTGCTTGAGCCAGAAGTTGAGCTTCTGCACCTCGCTGGTCTTGTAGACCTTCCACCCGGATCCGCCATCCACCCCCGCGGGCGCGGCAGGGGCGGGAGACGAGACCGCGAGCTTGTCGTTGACCGCCTCGGTCATCTGCATCACGAGGCCCTTCGAATCCAGGGTCGACGCGGTCCCATCGTCCCACTTCGTGGACCACGTCCCGTCCTCGTTCTTCTCCGCGACCTGCTGCCCGATCTTCCCGCTGTCATCTTCCAGCCAGGCGATCTTGGTGCCTGGTTCCATCTTGTCGAACCCGACCTTCGGGATATGCGACGCGCCGATGAGATGTGCGTCCTCCAGCATCGGCATCGCGTCCCAGGCCTTCGTCTTCGAGGCAGACGTGGGGATCTTCGACGCATCGAAAGCGGCCAGGTCCACCACCGGCTCTGGAGCAGGTGAGCCAACCTTGGCCACGACCAAGGACTCTGGCTTGACCTGCTCGAGCCCAACCGCTGGAACTTGGGAGAAGAGCTTGCCCTCCTCACCAGGTTTCACGCCCCAATACTTCCAGCCGGCGCCCGACGCGAGCTTCTTGCCCGGATTCTTCGTCTTGAAGTCCGCCACGTCCTGGTAGCCTTGGCCGACCATCCAGACGTGATCACCGGCAGTCGTGGGGGACGCGAACTCCTTCCCCGAGACCGCCGCGTACTTCGCGTTCTCGAAGTGGACCTTGAACTTCTTCGGAGCGATCACCTCGAGCGTGACCTTCCCCTCGATGCCCTTCTTCTGGAGGGTGATCTTCGTGCCAGCCGAGAGCGCGTCCCCCGAGCCACCGGAGATCGACGCCGCCACGCTCGAGTCCTTCACGGCTGAAGGAGGGGCGGACAGGATGGCCGTCCCCTTGAGCTTCGCCGGGATCGTCGGGATGACCGGGATCGCGGCCATGGGCATCGTCTGATTCACCGTCGGCGTGCCGGTGCCGATGGGGACGTGCTTCTGCGGCCCGTAACCCTCGACGTCCTGGTGGTTCGGGTACATCTGCCCGAGGAACCATTCCCAGTTACTCTTGGCCTGATGGAAGCGATCGACCAGCTTCTTCTCGATGGTCTTCGCTTGCACCTCTTGCGCGCCCGCGCGTAGGGACACGTAGGGCGCGACGATGGCCTTGAACTGTTCGTCCGAGATCTGCTGGAGGTTCGAGAAGAAGGATTGCAGCGACGCGAGCGGGTTGCCCTTCAGCTTGCCTTCCTTCACCTGGTTCCAGAAGAAGTGGTAGACCTGGCTCGAGGCGTTCGGGTTGTAGTCCGGCGAGAGCTCGTCCTTACCCACGAACTTCCAGGCTTGCCCCTTGTCGATGCCGACGAGCTTGCCCTTCGGATCGATCAGGAAGTTCTCACCGTGGGCGTCGTGGTTGCTCACCAGCCAGTCGAGAGCGTGTTGCTGGACGATGTCGTCGAAGTGCTCCTGCATCTTCGCCGTGGCCGGGGGCGTCGTCTTGTGCTCGGGACCGAGAGGCTCGGCGTCCTCGATCACGTTGATGAGCACGCCGTCCGCTCCAGAGAGCTGGACGTACTTGGCGTCTTGCACCTTGCCTGGGCCGAGGAGTAGCCGCGCGAGCCGCGAGACCGCTTCCTCCGCGCGCGCGATGGTCGGGTTCTCGGACTTGAAGATGTACTTGCGCCCGTCAGGGGCGACGAAGAGCTTGTTCCCGTGCGATCCGCCGTACTTTCCAGACGGGATCTCCTTCAGCGTGTGGAGGTCTTCTGGGAAGGCGGGATGCGCGTGGTCGCCGGCCGCCATCGAGGCGCCGAAGTCCAGCATCTCGTGCACGGCCGGGTGGTGCTCGGCCAGAAGCTTCGTGGCCTCGTCGCTCTTTCCGTGCTCGATGTGCTGGTGATACTGGAACGCGAGATGCGCGGCCTCGGGGGTGCCTTGGTAGATCGGCTTGCCCTTGCTGTAGCCGACGATCTTGCCGCCATGCGGGCCGATGGCGATGATCGGCAGAACGCCGGCATGCCCGTAGTGGACCGCGTGAGGCGCGGCCTTGTATGCCTTCTCCAGCGAGTCGTCTCCGAAGTAGATGCTCGGGACCGAGAAGGTCGCCTTGATCATCTTCAGCGCGTGGGTCTTGGTCGCCATCGTGGGGATCCTGCTTTCCTTCCAGACCGGCGTCAACCGAGTTTTTCAACTAGGAGGCGTGTTCTTGCGCCAGAGCCTCATCGTTTCGGATGTCGTAGAACAACCCGGCGAGCTCCGGGTACTTTCGTTCGACGCTGAGGTCGCGCGATCCGCTGACCCAGGCCGAGGCGTACTTGTGCGCTACCTTCATACCCAGCGGCGTGAGCAGTCCCTCTTCATCCTCGAGCGCGGACTTCACGATGAAGTCGACGTTCTGGGGAGCATGGAGAATCGGGGTTCCGTACATGAGCTTGTCGAGCGTAGCAGCCGGAATCGCCAAGGACTTCCACAGCCGCACGTGCTTCGCGCTGAAGGTGGTGTGCTGGAGGGTTACATCCAGATTCTCCAACACCAACTGGAACCCATCGATTGAGGCACCGTTGAGCGCCGTCTTGAGGGCTTGAAGGTCTTGGATCTTCTGGAACCCAGAGGAGAGAATGGCTCCAACCTTCGCGTCGAGGTCGGCCAGAATTTGCTCGGCCGTCTTGAACTGCATGTCGCGGAGCTTACCAGGAAGTGCGACAAGGCCCTAGAGCCTAGGAGTCAGACGTCGGCGATGCGCACCCACGCCCATCCTGCTCGAGCAGGATCCTTGAAGACCGTCATCTTGCGGAGCGCGCCGAGCGCGTGGACGTTGGCCTCTGCCGGCTCTGCGCTGGGGTGCTCCTCCAGAAGGTCTCGCTCGTCAGGGTCCGTGAGGTCCGACGGCCAAAGCTGATAGGTCCCGTCATCCCGGAGGGATGCGAAGAAGACCGGTGTGGCTCCCATGACTCAGTGCTCCTCTGCTGCCTTCTGGATAATCACCGGCTCGAGCGGGGCAATGTACGTGTCGTAAAGGTGTCCGGCACCGTCCTGCGACATCACCGCCCGGAGCTTCTGGAGGAATGGCTTCGGGTCCTTGACCCCCTTCCCGGCCGCCTTCACCAGCTCCTTGGCCAGCTTGCTCTTGCCCTCGCTGGATTTCCAGAAGTGCTTGGCGTGGTCCTCGAAGCTCTTCTTCATGAGGCCGGTGTTGGCCGCGTCCGACGTGAAGCCGCGAAGGCGGAACTTCCAGAAGCGGATGGCGATGTTCTGGTTCTTGGCGAGCTCCTTCTTGCCCGCGACCACCCGGAGGAACTTCGCGTGCGAGTCATCAACACCCTTCCCAGTCGGGTCGATGAAGACGTGGTTCCGAACGTCGTAGTAGACGGCGTTCACCGAGAAGTCTCGGCGCTGCGCGTCTGCGGCCATGTCCTGGTCCCACGTGACCGGAGGAGTATCGATCTCGACGTCCCCGTGCTTCTTCGGGTCCCAGTCGAAAAAGCCGTCCTGGCACATGGACGCGTAGTCGACGCCGTCGGTGTGGCCTGGACCGTAAGCGATCACCACGCCCGCCGTGTTCCATCCGCCGAGCTCCCCGTGACCGAGGGAGTTGAACATGGCCTTACCTGTCTGGACAGGGGCGCTGGCCACGATATCGTGGTCCTTGAGCTTCTCGCGGATCTTCTCCGGGCTGTCGCCCGCGGCGGTGCCCGCGAGCAGGTCGCGCGTGAAGCCGCCGACCACGTACGCCTCGATCCCTCGTTCGTGCAGCCAGTCGATATACGCGCGTGTCGGCTTGCCGTTCGGGATCATCGTCTCCGAGAGAGCCTCTTCCACGAACTTGGCGTGCTCGGGTGTCGCTTTCTTGACGCTGCCTTCTGGAAGCGAGTCGTAGCTGTGGATCTGGGCCTGCTTCGCGCCGGCCATCTTCACGTTCTTCCAGGGGGCGAGCCGGCGGGTACCCTGCTCGTCTCGGAGCACCGCATGGTCGGACCCGTCCGAGCCCACGACCGTGGCCTTGATGATCTGGCCTTTGATCTTCACCGTGACCGCTTGGCCGCGCTGGAGGATGTGCGGGGGCGGAGCGGGGACCGGCTTGAGGTCCGCCTTCGACATGGCCTCGAGCTTGGGAGCGGGCTTCTTGGGACCGGCAGGGAGCACTAGGGCGAGCTGCGTCGGCTTCGCCTTTGCCTCAGCCTTCAGGCTCTCGGCCTCCTTCTTCGTCATCGGGAGCAGCGCGTACTTCGATCCCATCTGGGGAGCGAACTTCAGCCCGCGGTCCTTCGCGAATTGCTGGAGCTGAGCCATCTTCTCCTTGGGCAGCTTGAGCATGATCATCTCTGGATGTTGCTCGTGCTCAACGACCTTGCCGCCGTGCTCCTGGGCGTACGTGTAGACCCAATGATCCGTGCTCCACTCCTTGTGGATGTACTTGTGCCCGGCCTGCTCGGTGTACTTCGGAGCGCCAGCCTTCTGGAGATGCTGGACCTTGGTCTTGCGGGTGTCGATGGTGCAGAGCTCCGGCTCCTTGATCACCTTGTTCGGAACGACGAGCGCAAGCCGCTTCGCGATCTCGTTGTCCAGAATGACCCGGTTGTTCGGGATCTGGAGACGGGCTTGCTCATCCATCTCCTCGCGCGCGGCCGAGTGCTGGTAGGGGTAGACGTTCTCGGCGGGGTCACGGTGCCAGTTGTAGACCTCGGCGCCGTTCGGGATCTGGAGCATGTAGCGCTCGCGGTCCTTGTCCGTGAACGCCGCCAGGTGCTCCTTCAGCCGCTTGACGGTGAACGCGCGGGTGGTCGCGCCCGCGTGGTTCGGAGGCGACCCCACGACGAAGTTGACCCCGCCCGCGGTTGGAGAGACAGCGCGGTTGCCCATCTGGGAAGTGACCGCGCCGGCCTCCGCCACGAGACCATCCGCCTTGACCATGCCGTCCGCGAAGAACGAGCCCGGGGTGGCCGTCTGGCCAACCTTCGCCTTGAACTCTTCGATCGACATCTGGGTGACCGAGCCGAAGTAGAGGTCCGGTCGGTCATAGTGGATCTCGTAGGCCTGCTTCGCCGTGAACGCGTCCGGGAAGCCCAGCATCACCTTGTCCTCGTCGTACTCGCGCACGGACTCGGTGTGCTTGTGCTCCTCCCGTTTCGTCTGGTGAATGATGTACACGAAGGGCGCGGTCGGGTCTGGGCCGACGAAGCAGTCGTACTCGTCGCCGTCGGCCCCGAGCGTCCCCTCGATGAAGCCGTAATCAAAAAGAACTCTGGTCTCTCCTTCCGTGTTGTCCGCGTCCTTCCAGTACCTGACGGAACCTACGGTGTTCTCAATCGCGATCGG